AGAAACAATGCTATTATAAATAAAAAGAACAGAATATCACTCTTTTTCATAGATAGAAATGTGTTTTTCATTAATATTTAGTACAAAGTTACAAAAAATCTCTGGAATAACCTCGAAAAACGGGAGAAATGGCACTAAATGGCTTAATATCAATACAGTTAGGGTGTCAGATGATGCCAAGCCTAAAATGCTTAAAAAGCAAAGAAAAGCAGAACTAAGCAGGAGAACGGTTTGCAAATCATTACCCGCTGAAAGGTGATTTTTAACACATGGCACTGATATTTTCTCCGTATGGCTGTAATTGGCTTACATGGTCTAACTCGTTGATATATAACTTTGCAAACAAAAAAACGAGTATGGCAAGAAGTACATTCAAAGTGCTGTTCTACGTGAACGGCAGCAAGGAGAAAGACGGCATTGTCCCCATCATGGGACGGGTCACAATCAACGGGACTGTGGCGCAGTTCAGTTGCAAACGGAACATTCTGAAAACGCTTTGGGATGCGAAAGGCAACCGAGCCAAAGGCAAGAGCGTTGAAGCACGAAACATCAACCACGCTTTGGACAATATCAAGGCGCAAATCATCAAGCACTACCAACGCATATCAGACCGTGAGGCATACGTTACGGCTGAAATGGTGCGCAACGCCTATCAGGGTATCGGCAGCGAGTATGAAACCCTGTTGAAAGCGTTTGACAAGGAGAATGGGACTTTCAAGAAACGTGTGGGCAAAGACAGGGTGCTGGCAACCTATCAATCACGAGTTCGGGCAAGAAACCATGTAGCCGCATTTATCAAGTCGTTCTACAGGCGCAGCGATATGTCGATGTTGGAACTTACCCCCGACTTCATCAAGGAATTTGCCGCCTACCTCTCAACGGAAGCAGGATTGCAGAACGGTTCGATATGGGCAAACTGCATGTGGCTGAAAGGTGTGGTCATGAAAGCGCACTATAACGGGTTGATACCACGCAATCCTTTCGCACAGTTCCACATCAGCCCGAATGTAAAGGAACGGGAATATCTGACGGAAGATGAACTGAAAGCGGTGATGACACACGAGTTTGCAGACAGTAAACTCGCATATATCCGTGACATTTTCGTCTTTGCCAGCTTCACCGCCCTTTCGTTCGTGGATATTCAGGAACTGACCTATGATGATATAGTGGAGGTGAACGGTGAGAAATGGATATTGTCGAAGCGACACAAGACCAAAGTACCGTATCAAGTGAAACTGTTGGATATTCCGTTGAAGATTATCGAGCGTTACAAATCGCAGCAGGAAAACAACCTCGTTTTTCCCAATCTCAACTATTGGTCGGTATGCAAACCGTTGAAAAAGATGATAAGAGAATGTGGCATAACCAAGTCAATATCATTTCATTGCAGTCGGCATGGCTTCGCAACGCTGGCTCTGAGTAAGGGTATGCCAATCGAAAGCGTAAGCCGAGTTTTAGGACATACGAATATCGTTACGACCCAGCTCTACGCAAAGATAACCATACAGAAGATAGATGACGACCTCACGAAATTCGGGAACAAACTCAATCAGTCGTTTAACAACATATCAATGGGATGAATATGAAAAGAGGTATCATAACAATGGGTGAATCCGGCAACATCATTATGCCGGAGAATGTTTCCGACATTTGGATGAACGAGCCTGAATTGGTGGAACTGTTCGGGGTGATAGCCCCGACACTCCGTGCCGCCATCAGAGCTGTGTATAAAAGCGGTGTCCTGAAAGAACACGAGACGCAGAAGTATGTGCAGTTGGAGAACGGCTATCATGCTGATGTATTCAGTTTCCCGATGGTGGTCGCACTTGCTTTCCGTATCAATACTTTCAGTGCGGAACAAGTGCGCAATGCCATTCTTGAAAGGGTGTACTTGCGAAAAGAAAAAATAAACATCTTCTTTTCGCTGGGTGTGAATAGTCTGGAAATATCTAAGTATCAAGCATAAAGCCTATCAACATGACGACATGAAGTAATGAACTCATTGCGTATTCCCATTGCCAACAATCTATTCATATGGATAAATAAATGGGGGTATTGCCATTCATGTGAATGAATACGATAAGTCCGAAGAAACAGCCGTTGAAGTGGCACTTCTTCGGGCTTTTCTATTTCCCTCCGAGCCAAATACAAGAAAAATTATACGTGACTCATACGTGAGTCATATATCCGTCTTGTACGAATTGCCGAGTTTTGCACTGATTAAACTAAAATGAAGTGCTTATGAAACAAGAAAACATCGCAAAGGAGGAGTTTATCCGAGTGGGTACGACCCTCTACAAGTTGGTAGACCAACCCCGTCTGAACGGCGGCTATGTGAAGAAACGCATCGTGTGGAACAACGAGACGCTCCGGCAGGATTACGGCAAGCACTATCTCGCCACCGTGCCGAAGTATGACGGCTTCTGCACCGTACCCGAACACGTCAATTATCAGCCCGTGGTCGGCAAGTTCCTCAACCTCTATGAGCCGATAACCCACCAACCGCAAGAGGGAGATTTTCCCTCTATCCGTTCGTTGGTGGAACACATCTTCGGGGAGCAATACGAGTTGGGGATGGACTATCTGCAACTGCTCTATCTGCAACCCATACAGAAGTTGCCCATTCTGCTGTTGGTATCGGAGGAACGCAACACAGGCAAAAGCACATTTCTGAACTTTCTGAAAGCCCTGTTTCAGAACAACGTGACATTCAACACCAACGAGGATTTTCGCAGCCAGTTCAATTCCGACTGGGCGGGAAAACTCCTTATCGTGGTGGACGAGGTACTGCTAAGCCGCAGGGAGGACAGCGAGCGGTTGAAGAATCTGAGCACCACACTCTCCTACAAGGTGGAAGCCAAAGGCAAAGACCGTGACGAAATAGCCTTCTTCGCCAAGTTCGTGCTGTGTTCCAACAACGAGTATCTGCCTGTCATCATTGATGTGGGTGAAACACGCTATTGGGTACGCAAGATAGACCGCTTGCAGTTGGATGATACCGACTTCCTGCAAAAGCTGAAAGCGGAGATACCTGCTTTCCTTTACCATTTGCAGCACAGGAAGCTATCCACCGAAAAGAAAAGCCGTATGTGGTTCGCTCCATCGTTGTTGCATACCGAAGCCTTGCAACGCATTATCCGCTGCAACCGAAACAGACTGGAGATAGAGATGCACGAACTTATCCTTGACATCATGGACAGGGTAGGAACGGACACTTTCTCGTTCTGCCCCGATGACATCCTCATCCTGTTGGTAAACTCGCATGTCAAGGCGGAGAGGCATCAGGTGCGGAGGGTATTGCAGGAGCGTTGGAAGCTGAAACCAGCCCACAACACCCTCACCTATACCACCTATCAGGTGGACTACACGAGAGAGTGCCGCTATGCGCCCAAGCGTACGACAGGACGGTTCTACTCCGTGACAAGAGAGTTTTTGGAAACACTATGATTCTTTTTTGATGAATTGATGAATAAGAATATAACAGCATTGAATATCAGTAGAATATACCATCATCAAATCTTAATCAAGAATAAGATACTGATGAAAAGAGAAAACAGTACGGACAGACCATGCCGACATCGCAAATGATGATTTTCTCTTTTCGCAAGCAATTTGATGAATGTGTGATGAGGGTTTATAATGTTATACATCAATAGGTTAAATATAAAAATCATCAAAACATCGTTTTATCAACCATCATCAAATCCGTAGGAATATACATTATGACCATACAAGAAGCAAAACAAATCAACATCGCAGGCTATCTGCAAAGTCTGGGCTATTCGCCCGTGAAACAGCAAGGCGAAAGCCTATGGTACAAATCACCTTTCCGGCAGGAAACGGAAGCGTCATTCAAAGTGAACACTAACCGCAACCTGTGGTTCGACTATGGACTGGGCAAGGGCGGCAACATCATCGCACTGGCGCAGGAACTCTATTTCTCCGACCATGTGCCTTATCTGCTCCGTAAGATAGCGGAACAGGCTCCGCACATCCGTCCCGTTTCCTTCTTTTTTCGCCAACAGCCATCCGAACCATCCTTCCAACAGTTAGAGGTCAGGGAACTCACGCATCCGGCATTGCTCCGCTACTTGCAGGAACGTGGGATTGACACCGCACTGGCAAAACCGGAGTGCAAGGAACTGCACTTCATCCATAACAGCAAACCTTATTTCGCCATCGGCTTCCCGAATGTGGCAGGAGGGTTTGAAGTGCGCAACCAATTTTTCAAGGGATGCATCGCACCGAAAGACATCAGCCACATCCGGCAGTCGGGAGAACCGAGGGAGAAATGTCTGGTATTCGAGGGCATGACGGACTATCTCTCTTTCCTCACGTTGAGGAAAAGGAACTGCCCGACCATGCCCAATCTTGACGGGCAGGATTATGTCATTCTCAACTCCACCACCAACGTGCCGAAAGCCCTTGACGTGCTGCACGGGTACGGGCGCATCCATTGTCTGCTTGACAATGACGAGGCAGGAAGAAAAGCATACCAAGAGCTGGCAATCGAATTTGACGGATGCATCCGGGACTTCTCCCACAACTATCACGGGCATAAAGACCTGAACGATTTTCTGTGCGGCAAGCGGCAGAATTTAACCGTTAATCCACCGCCCCGAAACATCGTTAAGCCGAAGAAAAAAGGGTTCGGATTATAAAGCATCAAACGAGAAAAAACGGGAGTTGCTCAAAATTGATTCGGTTAGAATCGTGGGGTAGCAAGTTTGTGTTTCGGGACACCCGAAACCGCTTGCCACCCGTCCCCCGAATATCAGAGAGCGGCATCCCGTTGGTTTATTCATTAACTATACTGACAATACTTAGAAATGGAATATAAGGAAGACAAGAAACGTAACAAAGGCGGTCGCCCTAAGAAAGGGGCAACCGAGAAACTGACATACCGTGTGGCGGTGAAGCTGGCGGCTGCCGACTACTTCCGTCTGATGACACGGGCGTATGAAGCCGGAGTGTCATCAAGCGAATACATGAGGGAGTGTTTCCGAAACGGTCATGTGAAAGGACGGATGTCGGAGGAACATGCCGCCCATGTGCGGAATCTGTGTGGCATGGCTAACAACCTGAACCAGCTTGCACGCAGGGCAAATGCAGGGGGCTTCTATGAGGAACGTGATGACTGCAAGGTGGTAGTGGCAAGAATCCATGAACTTCTAAACAGGATTGGGATATGATGGCGAAAATCGTATACGGCAGCAATTTCAAGGGTGTGGTGGACTACATCCTTGACAAGGACAAGGGAGTGCAGAAACTCATATCCGATGGCTTGTTTATGGAAAACAAGGATACCATCGCAATGAGTTTCAACATCCAGTCGCAGATGAACGGAAAGGTGGCGAAGCCTGTCGGACACATCGCCCTGAGTTTCTCCAGAGAGGACGAGCCACGTCTGACGAACCATGTCATGGCAGGGATAGCACTTGAATATATGGAAAGAATGGGCATCCGTGACACGCAGTTCTTCATCGCCCGCCACTTTGACAAGGAGCATCCGCACGTGCATATCGCCTTCAACCGCATCGGCAATGACGGCAGGACAATATCGGACAGGAACGAGCGGTTGCGCAGCACCCGTATCTGCAAGGAGCTTACCTTGAAATACGGTCTGCACATGGCTGGCGGCAAGGAAAATGTCAAGCGCAACCGGCTGAAAGAGCCGGACAGGACGAAGTACAGGCTGTACGACATACTGAAAACGGAAGTCGGCAGGTGCGGCAACTGGGACGTGCTTGTCGCCAACCTGCACCGTCAAGGTGTGGAAGTCCGCTTCAAACACAAAGGGCAGACAAATGAGGTGCAGGGCGTGGTCTTCACCATGAATGGCTACCACTTCAACGGCTCCAAAGTGGACAGGCGTTTCAGTTATTCCAAGATTGATGCAGCCTTGCAGCGCAACAGGAACGAGGAACGCATGAACCTGAAGCCGAAAATTTATACAGTGGATACGCCAAGCACAACATCTGACACTGCAAGAGGTGAACTTTTCAACGGCTCATTGGGATTGTTGAACGGTAACGGTTCATCCTGTAACGCTGCCGATGCGGAAGCCAATCAGGAGATGGCGGAGATATTGCGCAGGAAGAAGAAACGCAGACGAGGGATGAGGTTGTAAAGATTTTGACCGTCAGTACAATATTGTGCTGACGGTCAAATGTTGAACTTAAATTTCTGCAATGGCATTTTCTACCATCAAAGTAGCTTGTTGCAGTAACGTTTTACTCTCTTTTCGTAGAGCAAAGCTTTGTTTTAGCATTTCTGACAGTCTTATTTGTTCCTGCATCGGTAAAATAGGAATAACTACTTTTTCTATTTCCGATGGCTTCCAATGCTGTATAATAGAGCCTCCGGCATCTCTTTCTGCTTGCAATTTAACTACAACAGAATTAATTACCAAAGTCAAATAGTCCGGCAAGACCTCTTTATCTGTAACAGTCAAATGAATAATAGCACCGGATGTAATGACATCCATTTGCTCCTCTACTTTATAGGCTATGCCTACACTACCATCTTTTGAAAGCAAGATAGTATCTTTTTTAGGACGTATTGTTTCCTTAAAAGTGAAACTATCCAAGTAAATTGCAGGTTCTGACAACCCAAATTTAGAGAGGTCTGCCACTCTAATAAAAGGAATGCCATTGTCTTTGTAAGCGTCACTGCCTGGTTCTATTGATTTGGATAGTGTTGCTATCTGTTTTATTGTCTTTATCTTAAACTTATTTAGTTCATTGAAAAGATAATCGAATTTAGGTTGATAGTATTCTGCATCTAATCTACCACTTAATAGAAAACTATTGGATAGTGCTTTATGCCCATATACTGTTTGCGATTGAACTTTTACCGTTTCTGTAAAGCCAATCTCTCTGTACAATAACCATAAAGCAAAATTCCATTTTCTTGATGATTGTCTGATTAAATTGTTGTAAATCAACAATTTACCCCCCCCCGTTTTCTATTACAGATTCAATGGTAAGTTTCGCGTTTTCAAGTAGTTGCATAGCCTCAGCACGCAATTCAAAACTCTTGCGGACATGCTTGGCTATCTCATCCTGAATCTCCTGTCGAATGATAGGCATAGGAATTTTTTCCAATTCAGATTTGCTTATGGCTGTCAATATTGTACCCGAACAGCCTTTCTTCATAAGATTTTGGATAAGTTGAGACTTAAACAACGTAAGCAATGTTTCAGGATTAAGCACAGGTGATTGTAGTACATAGAATCCTGTGGAACATAATGCGTTATTGTATTCGTTTGTAATTAGCGCACAACTATCAAGCGAGCCTTCTACGGAAGACACAACAACGTCTCCGCTATGAACAATTCTCCTTGCACGGGTAGGCAAATTCTCTCCTAATTGTTCGTCATAACCTGTCACTTCACCAGACTTGCCGATATTGGCAAGTTCGATGTATTTGTATTTCACTCCATCTTCGGGAGCATAATTTGTATCTTTAATTTCACATAAATCGCCTATCAACCCATAACCATCTGGGTATAGCTGTACAAGGCGTACATAATCTTCATACTTTGGCAAGTAGTATTCAGAATCGAAACGCCCTGTTTCAAGGAATGACTCTTTTAAGGTCTTTACATTGCATGCGTTCGGATTGGCCGCAAATTCTGTCATACCCAAACATTCCAACAGATAGGCTTCGGCTGAAGTGTAAAGCTGTTGAGATATAATCCGTTTTTTGTTGGCTTCTTGAAGATTTTTTGCTATATGTTTTTGAATACCCATTTCAAGTATGGGAATATCCATACATTTTACTTCTTCAGGATTTACATTAGTCTGATTTATAGATTGACGTGCGCGCCTTTTTATATCCCACACACCATATTTAGTATTCAGGTATGTTGTTAGATATTCAGGAAGTAGTAAATCTGTATTGGGAATAAATCTTACAAGATAAGATGCAAACACCCTATCAATATCATCGTTCTGATAATATATACCTGTTCGACCAACCCATTCAAAAGAGTTTGTTCGATTGAATATAACATCCCCATCTCTAAGTTTGAATGTATCAAGTTCTTCTTGCGTTATGTCTGCACTTTTATTTACGTTTGAATCACAAAGAAGATTGTGTATTTCGTTCATCCGATAAATAGGATAACCTATTCCTTCTTCATTCATAGCTATTGAAATACCATATTGAGAAGAAACAAGGCAATCACCAATCTTCTTATATTTTAAATTTGGATTTATTATCGGTGCCTTAGTGTAAAATCCACTATCAATTCTATAGTCTTTGTTCTCTATACATGATTTTAGTCGTATTTCTTTTGCTTCAAGCCCCTCCAACAAAGCTCTATATTTTACTTCGTCAAAGGGGCATCCGCGAAAAAAGAGAGATGCTCTTTCTTTGCGAACTCTGCAAATGCTTCTGCAATTCCGTCTTGTGTCAAACCATCATGATTGAAAAGGTCATGCTTGACAATTAGGTGCCCGTGGCTATCAAGCAGGGGAATATTTTCTCCATTCTCGCCAGTCGTATTACGATAGATTTTATCACCGCTATTATCTTTGCTTGGTTCTTGCATTGTAGCAAAGAAGATGTTATAATCATCCACTTTGGGGCATAGTACCTCATCCCATTTTTGAACGAAAAGGACGCTTGTCTTTGTGCCAGTATGCGGTTTGAATACATTGCCATGCAGTCCGACGACAGCTAAAATGCGGCAACGGTCAGCAATGTACTCTCGCAATGATTTGTCGCTACTGTTATTGAAACGTCCTTGCGGCAACACAATAGCCATTCTTCCGCCGGGTTTCAGGAAGTCTATGTTACGTTCAACAAATAAGATGTCACGGCTCATATTAGTTGCCTGTTTCAATTTGGTCTTGCGGAATGTACCATCACTCATTTGATAAACAGTTTCGCCATTGTTGCTCAATGCTTCAGGAAAAGTTGGTTCTCCTGCTAACACAGTAGTATCTCGTGGCGCATTTTTGAGTTTTTCCAATGAAACCGTCCTACTCAAGTCATACTTTGCAAGTATTCTGCTCTCCTTTACATCTCCTGCAAACGGGGGATTAGCCATGATTATATCAAAGTTGAAATCACGGTTGCTGCTTTTGTCAACACGCAACCTTTTCAGTTTTTTCCAACCTTCGGAATAGGTATCGCTCCAATTTTCATCCTTGACCATTTCGTCCCATCGCTCATAATCGAGTGTATTGAGGTGCATCACATTCGTTTGTCCGTCACCTGCAATCAGATTGAGAGTGCGAGCTACACGCACAGCTTTCTCGTCAAAGTCAATAGCAAAAACATTATTCTGTACATAATCTGTACATTCGGCAGGTTTTTCTTCCAATGTGAATAGATGGCTACGGCTCAATCCTTTAGATTTCAGAATGTTTTCCCAAACATGAAAAATCGTATGAACAGGGAAGCCGCAACTGCCTGCCGCAGTATCAATCATCTTTTCATCAGCTTTGGGATTAAGCATCTTCACGCACATATCAATCACATAACGAGGTGTAAAATACTGACCCTTTTCGCCCTTGCTGCTTTTGTTGATAAGATATTCAAAGGCTTCATCCACCACGTCAAGATTTGAATTGAATAGTTTTACGTCTTGTAACGAAGCTACACAAACTGACAGGTGCGATGGTGTGAGCAGAAGTTTGGCGTCATCGGTAAATACGCCCTGCCATTTGTCTTTTGCCTTGTCAAACAGTGTTTGTAGTTTATCTTTCAGTTCTGTTTCAGTATCGCCATAGTTGCGGAACTCCAAGTTGCGGTCAGGCTTGCGTCCGCTTTCCATTTCATCAAACAGTTTGGTGAAGATAAGTTTGAACACTTCCTCAAACACATCCACACCTGCACCTGCCAATACCTCGTCTTCCATTTCAAGAATGAGGTCTTTAAGGGACTTGCGCTCATTTACCAACTTATCTTTCTTGATAAGGTCGGCTATCTTCCAACGCTCGGAGAGAATGTCGGATAGTTTTTGGTCTGCACGAGGTATACCGCTCAAATCTTCAAAATAATTCGGGTCTTTTCGGTGATAGTAAGAAATCTGACGACCGTTGCTCCATACTCCGATTGGAGCACCTGTTGCATTGCAATAACTCTTCAGCTGCTCTTTACCGTCTTTCAGTTTCGGCTTTTTCAATTCCACAATGATATAAGGGCTCGTGGTCTGCTGTTTGTCAAAAATGACAATATCTGCGCGCTTTTTCTCTCTGCCGAATGTAACTTCATACTCTAGTTCCATTCGAGAAACGGGATAGCCTAAATCTTCAGTAAGCACTAATAGATATAATTGGCGTACGACTTCTTCGGGTGTAGCTTTAATATCCTTTCTGCGTACAGCGCATGTAAGATAATACTCTGTTCCTCTTTTTGTTCCCCGTTCTGCTATACGGTTTTCCAACTCCGTGATTTGAGCCTCTGTGAACAGGCTAAGGTCGTATTCAGTTCCTTTGATTATATCTGACAGTTTCATAATTTTCCGTTGTTAAATTTTATTTGAAACAAGAAGCTCACGAACATCAATATCCAAAATCTCGGCTATTTGATATAGAACATGGATAGGTGGCTGGACTCTGTTTGTCGTATATAGATTGACCATATTAAAGGTCTTTCCAAGTTTATTAGCCAGCTCTGTTTGGCTGATACCCTTTGCCTCCAGTACTTCTTTTATTCGGTTCATACACGCACTATCTTGTTTAACGAGCGCAAAAGTACAAAATTTTATTTGGTAAACGGGCATTTTCTGCCATAAAAGTATTACCTTTGCACATAACAATTTTAATTGTCTTCTTATGCAAAAGATACTGATTGACGAAATTAGAATAGATGGATTCCGTGGATTGAAAGATTTTAAAATGAGCCTTTCAGAAACTACGGTACTGACCGGTATGAATAATGTTGGGAAAACCTCTGTTTTAAAAGCTCTACAGCTGTTGTTTGGAAATAGCTCGTTCCTTTCAACAGAAGATTTACACATTGACAAGAACGGCAAATCAAATTGTATCATTGTTGATGCCAAAATAGTAGCAATTGATAATGCTGGAAAACGTATCCCAAATTTCTCAGATGTATGGGAAATTGCATTTGGTGCGGATAATATAAAAATGGATGCTGAAGAACACGCCTATGTGCCTTTGCGTGTTAAATACACTTTTCAAACACTTCAGAATTCATTTAATAGGGATATGCAAATCTTGAATGAATGGGACTCTGCAGGCATCGCTTGGCAAGATTTGAAAGGTAAAAAATCCACTGTTAAGGGAGATTATTTTCAGTTCCACTATTTGGATGCTAAACGGGATATTCAGGATGATTTAAAAGCCAGAACCTCTTATTTAGGTAAAATGCTTGGTGATGTAGTTAGCAATTATGACCCGAAAGATGTTGCTGAATTAGAACAAAAAATAAGTTCTTTAAATGCAGAAGCCATAGAAAAGAGTGATGTGCTTAAAAATATTCAGGAATCACTAAAAGGGATTGACGCTACAATGGACTCTTCGGGCAAGGTCTATGTTTCACCTTTTGCTAAGAAATTGCGAGATTTGAACAAAAGCTTGACGATTCATTATGGAACGGAGGATAGTAGTTTTACAATGGACTATCATGGCATGGGAACTAGGAGTTGGTCTTCCATGTTGTCGTTTCGGGCTTTTGTAAAGCAAATGTGCGATAGCAAGAACCCGGAAGACGAGGCTTTTTTGCCGATTATAGCTATAGAAGAACCTGAAGCGCATTTGCATCCGAATGCACAGAAGCAACTCTACAAACAAATGAACGAAATGCCGGGCATTAAAATAATCTCAACACATTCTCCGTATGTGGCTGCATGTGCGGAATTGTCAGAGCTGAGAGGTATGTATAAAGCCGCAGAGAAGACTATTTGTGGAAGTTTGCCCGTTGCAGAACTAATACCAGAGGAACAAAGAAAAATCAGACAAGCCGTATTGACGAGCAATGGCGAACTGTTGTTTGCCAAAGGTATTGTGTTGGGAGAAGGTGAAACAGAAGTACAAGCTTTACCTATTTTCTGCCAGCAACATTGGGGATTGACTCCCGTTGAGTCCGGTCTGTCGTTTGTCGATGCAAAGGGGTGTGGTAATTATTATCCGTTTGTCGTCCTTGCTGATGCGTTCAAAATACCTTGGTACATTTTCTCGGATGGTGAAGCAAAAGCCCAAAAAGAACTCAAAAAACTTTTGGAAAGAATTTATAATGAAGATAAGGAACTGGCAGAACAGAAGAATATTTTCCTCATTCCCGATGAAAAGGATTTTGAAGGAATGCTCCTTGACGATGGGTATAAGGATGAAATAGAAAAAGCTATAGAACAATTGAAAGGAGAAGGCTATATTGATAAATTTATTAGAGAAAATAATCATAAGCCTAAGAAACGAGAAAAAACTTCTAAAGTGTGTGAAAGTTGTCATCAGAATATTTTTGTTGATATAGAACGAATATATGATAATGAAGATGGCCGACTGACAGCTTTGGATGATATAATGGAGAAAAACAAGGCCCAGTTAGGTCCGGTGTTGGCAAATTGCATAATTGAAAGCGGAAAAACATTACCTCCATTGGTAGTTAAACTATTTGATGGAATAAAAAAGGACATATGCCATGTGTAAGATAAAGTTATCTTCTAAACAACAAGAAATTGCATCATTGAAAGATGGCGCAATTTTAGTACGTGCAAGTGCCGGTAGTGGCAAGACAAGAGTACTTGTTGAGCGTATAAAGATGTTGGCTGGTATGACTAAACGTAAGGTTCTGGCGATTACGTTCACCAACAAAGCTTGTGAGGAGATTAGAACAAGACTTGCGGAAGTGGATGAAAATCTGCTGGAACATGTTTTTGTTGCAACTTTCCATGGTCTGTGTGAGTCAATCATTGAAAGCCATATCGCCGCTACAAGATTTGTGACAATGCCGCAAATCTTTGCAGATGACGACAGAAAAAAAATTTTGGAAGAAACAATTACAGAAACTCCATCATTGAGCCAGTGGTATAGGGGGCTGAATGATAAAGAACGTAGGGAAACTCTTTATCGGGCATTGGATAATATCAGTCTTATAAAACGGTCTGTGATTTTAGATGATGAACTGTCTAAGGTTATTAAAGATGGACAGATGCGTAATCTATATTTAAGTTATAGAGAGCAGATGGATTCGCTAAACGCAATTGATTTTGATGACTTGTTGCTTAATGCTTACCAATTACTGATACATAACCCAAGAATTGCAGACTTATATCGAAGAAGTTTTACATACATTTGTGTGGACGAGGCACAGGATTTAAACAAGGCTCAATACATGGTTCTTCGTGCGATTACTGGTAGCGAGCATAAGAATGTAATGCTGGTTGGCGACACCAAACAATCCATATATGCCTTTAATGGCTCAAGCAGTAAATATATGGATGATTGGTTTGTGAATGACTACACCCCGACCATATATAACCTAAATGAGAATTATCGAAGTGCTAAGGCGATTTTGGATTATGCACAAAAGGTAGTGCATGATGACACCTTAGATGTAACCTTACCTTATACGGGCGTTTGTAAGGAATATGCTTATGATACACCATGTGAGGAAGCGCAAGAAGTAGTAAGTGGTATAAAATCATTGGTTGGTACTGAAATAGAAGGTTATGACGGGAAATTGAGCTATTCTGATATTGCTGTACTTGCTAGAAATAAATTCGTTCTTGGAAAGATTGAAGAGCAATTAAAGAGTAGTAACTTGCCATATCATTATAAAACTACGGGAGCAGGTCTGGAATTTGCATCCACTGCTGCTAAAGCCTTTGATTTGGCTATGGTAGTACGAACCAATCCCTATGATAGACTGCATCTTGATATGTTGCAGTCTATAGTAGGCGTGAGCCATTGCAAATCATTAGAACAAGTCGTAGAAAGTATTAGCGATGCATTCTTGAAAGAAGTCGTGCAGCAAGCCTCACTATTGGAAGATGATGGTAGTAATATGTATCAAACCATCAAATCTGTATTGAATACTTTAAAAGCCTCTAATGCTTCGGAATTTAAATCAACAGATGAAGCTTTGGCTGTTTTTGATGAATTTGAATTATTAAAACATCATTGGAGCTCTTATGCTAAGAGTGTAACAAACTATTCTTTGTCTGCTTTTCGTAATGCAATGTCGTTGGGGCAAACTTCGGTTGCTTCTTTGGATGTAGAAGGGGTTACATTGAGTACGGTTCACACTATGAAAGGTCAACAAGCTGTAGTAGTATTCCTTGTGGGTATGGATGAGGGTACATTCCCCGATTACCGTGCTATAAAAAAAGGGAACAATAGCATTGAAATGCAACAAGAGAAAAATAACTTATATGTTGCAATTACTAGAGCTCAAAGACATCTTTATATTTGTTACCCTCAAAAAAGAAAGATGCCTTGGGGCGATTGGTCTCCAAGAAAAAGATCTAGTTTGCTTCCCAAACAAACGATTGTATAAACTGATTGTTTAGAGCAAAGAGCATATGTATCAGCCGTCAATTTACAGTATAAACATAGAATACCTCAAATTGGAGAAAAATCTCCATTGCATTTGAGGTATTCCAATTTTTATTGCTACCTTTGTCCTAAGACGAGTGACAATGAAAGCAACTCACAGCAAAGCGCAGAAATAGATACGGTTGCCAAATCATTACCTCATTTTTGCTCTTTCTTCCGAATCTCCTATGTCTAAGGAGATTATAAAAGTCTTCCAGAATTACAAAAAAAAAGTGAAATGCGGAAAGTTATAGTGATAGAATTGAGTTACAAGGGTTTTAGTTGAAGTGGCGATAATTCGTGAA